GAGACTGTTTTGATATTAAACATTGGTAAAGACTATTATTGGTTACCATATTCAATTACTCATTATCCAAATTATAGAGAAGATTATAAAACATCGGAAGTTGCAAAAGAAAAAGAAGTAAAGAGTAGTAGTGAAGGTGCTAGTAGCAATTCTTATGAAGAAACTAAAAAAACAGGAACACCAAACCAACCTGCTACTCAAACTGAATCTGAAAAAACCCAATACGAAATAAAGGAAAAGATTAAGTTTTTAAATCCAAGAGAAGGAGATACTATTTTACAGGGTAGAGTTGGTAACACTATTCGTTTTAGTGAGTTCTTTTTGACAGAGGATGGTAAAGCATCTTCGCCTGGCATCTATATAAGAACTAAACAAAATCCAGAGTCGGATTCTAAAAAAATTGGTGAATTAGTAGATGAAGATATTAATAAAGATGGAACATCCATTTACATGGTATCTAACAAAGTAAAAGTTCCATTTTTAGAAACAATTAAAAAACAAAAGAAAGCGTTTACTGAATATCCATCATCATCTGATTTAAAAGGTGACCAATTATTTGTAAATTCCGATAGAATAATTTTATCAGCTAAAGCAAATGAATTTATTATATTTGGTAAAAAGAATACGGGCATCATAACCGATGGTAGATTTACAGTTGATTCGGCAAAAGATATTTACCTACATACCGATAAATCCATAACACTACATTCAAAAGGAAATAATAAGATATTCCTTAATTCGGATAGCGGTGGTAAAATTTATTTAGGTAAAGATACAGGTGTAGGTGGTGCAGGTGCGGATGTACAAAAAATGGTATTGGGTGGTGAGTTGGTAAAAATATTACAAGATTTAATATCCGCTATAAATAAACAAATATATGCAACGCCAGTAGGACCTACACCAGCTGGACCAGTTAATAGAGCTGAATTTGATGCTATCAAAGGTAGATTGAACACAATTCTTTCTGCAAGAAATTATTTAAGTAAGTCATAATGTCTTGGACTATATTCAAAGTTAATGTTTTAAAATCAATGATTTCAGGTCAGTTTTCAAAAGACCCGGACTCTTTTGCTGAATTTTACGCAAACGAATATGACCAGTGTATCAAACGAGGTGGTGATATGATATATGGTGTTCCTATTATAAATGGTAATGTAAAAGGAATGGCAGATGTAATAAAAAGAGCATTAAAAAAAGGAACTGATTCGGATGGTGAAAACTTTAATATACTACAAGAAATCTACCCATCAGCATTTGATGCATATTGGTTAGGAGCTGAGATGGCACCGATACCAAATCCATTATTAAAACCATTGGGATGGCAAATGACTCCACCTGCACCTGGAACAATTATGAATTTAGGGCCTAGTCCAATATCATTAGCTATTTCAACTGCAAAACATAAAGCTGAAGTGGAAGCTCTTAAAGCATTAGAAGATGAGCTTAAAAGTAAAACAATACAAATCACATTACCTCCACCAGCTCCCTCTTTGACGGTAAATGTTTACGAAACTATTCAAAAGATTCAAAATAAAGAGGAACTAGCTCCGGAAATAAAGAATCATCCGGCTATTTTAGCAGGTAAGGAAATCGTTGCTAAATTGAAAGAAGCTAAAAAGAAAAAACCATCAATTGGTTCTCAATTTAAACCATCTATTAAGTTTCCATTTCCCGAACTACCTAAAAAGAAAGAATTAATAGAACAAGCTAAAAAGAAAGCATTAGAACAGGCAATTAAAATAATTACGGAACAATTGATTAAACCAATTGAGGAAACAATACTACAACCTGTATATGCCGCTATTCAAACCGCAGTTGCTTTAGCAGAATCAATTCCAAACCCAAAACCTACTCAAAAAGAAGTTAAAGAATTTGTAAAGGATACAATAAATGGTGCTATACCTAAGATAGATTTGCCAGGTGTATCCATACCTAAAATACCAACAAAAGAAGAAATTAAAAAAGAAGTAGAAAGCAAAATACCAACAAAAGAAGAAATAGAAGCTATGGCATACGATGCTATAAATGGATTGATACCTGATATACCAAACATATGGTTTATTCCACCAACATTGGAATTTTCAGAACCAACTAATATAATGATAGGTCCATTTGTAAATGTAGCAAAACTACATCTATTAGGAACGAGTGGAACAATGTCAGTAATGGCACAATACCCACCACCTGCTCCACCTGCTCCAGCGATATTACAATGGAGTTCATATAGTATAATTGGGTAAATTTTAAGTTTCAATATTTATTAACAAACAGAACATATATTTTTATGAAATCAGAAATTTTAGTAACTTTAATCAAAGAAGTTGTAAAAAATGAAGTTAAGAATCAAGTTAAAGAAGAACTTGCTAAACTTATCAAATCTGGTGCGGTTACATTGAACTCACAAAAGAAAACTTCTACACCATCATTAAGAGAATTGACAGAAGTTCCAACTACACAAGTTAGAAAACAACAACCTGTGCAACAAGTTCAACAAAGACAAGCACCTCAAAGGGAATTTTCAAAAGACCCAATGATAAACGAAATTTTAAATGCAACACAACCATTCACAGCTGCTCATAGAGCGGAAGGTTCAATGCCTGGAGTTGGTGGTGGAAGTATATTAGATGCAATCCAACCTCAAAGAACAATGGAGGAAGATTGGGAAACAATGAATTATTCAACTGATATGATGCCTGACCATCAAATACCTATGACAGATAATGCTGGATTGGATGCGTTAACAAAAGCATTGACAAGAGATTATTCGGAATTAGTTAAAAGATTTTAATAATGGCAATAGAGCTTGGTAAAGTTAATGTAGTAGATTTAACAGAAAATGATTATAAAATACTTGGAATAGGTATTAATAGAACATCATCATCTGGAGGTGCGTTTGCTGTTAATTATACTACATTAAATCAAGCTAAAGATAGTTTGGTTAATTTAATCTTAACAAGAAAGGGTGAAAGATTAATGCAACCTGAATTTGGATGTGATATTTGGAGAATTTTATTTGAACCAATTATCGATGGACAAATTGAACAAAGAATAGAAGCATCTATATTGGATGCAGTTGAAATGTGGTTGCCGTATTTGAATATAGATGAAATAATATTTGATTACGATGAAAATGATATAGATAACAATACTATATCTTTGGATTTAAAGTTTTCATTAAAATCAAATAGAAACTTAGGAGAATCAGTAACGATAAATGTAAATAATTAAAAATGGCCATTAAACCTTTAAATAAAAGTTGGGGTAGTGATACAAAAAACTTAAATTATGTTGGAAAGGATTTTTCAACATTAAAGCAGAATCTTGTAGATTTCACTAAAACATATTTTCCAGATACATATTCAGATTTCAATGAAGCTTCGCCTGGTATGGTTTTTATAGAACAGGCTGCAGCTATTGGTGATGTGTTATCTTTTTATCAAGATGCACAATTAAAAGAATCAATGTTAGCTTACGCTAGTGAACGAAAAAATGTAGTTTCATTAGCTCAATCTATGGGATACAAACCAAAAGTAACTTCTCCGGCAGTAACTACTATGACTGTATACCAGTTAGTTCCATCGATTGGAACTGGTGTAAACAATAGACCGGATAATACATACTATCTTAAAATAAAAGATGGTATGGAAATATTATCTACTACTAATTCAAATATAGTATTCAGAACAGTGGATGTTGTTGATTTTGAAAATGCAACCGATAGAGAAATTGATGTGTATGAGAGAAACGATTTAACAGGTGAACCAACATTATACTTAATAACAAAAAAAGTAAAAGCTATTTCGGCAACACAAAAGGAAACAACTGTAACATTATCCGATTCTACTGATTATCCAAGTGTAACAATTAATGATACAAATATAATTCAGATTTCATCATTGATGGAAGGTTCGAATAAGTACTATGAAGTTCCGTATTTAGCACAAGAAAGTATTTTTGTTGAAAAGCCAAATACTGAATCAAATTCTGATTTGTCTGCATATTCTTCTACTGTTCCTTATATTTTGGAAGTACAAAAAGTACCTCGTAGATTTTCAGTTAAAGTAAATTCAGATAACACAATTGATTTACAATTTGGAGCAGGTAAATCTATTACAGGAGATGAAACTTTATTACCAAACACTAAGAATGTAGGATTGGGGTTAGCTAATTCAATCAATAGATTAAACCAAAGTATAGACCCATCTAACTTCTTAAAAACAAATACATTAGGAGTAGCGCCTGCAAATAAAACATTAACAATTAAGTATTTAGTTGGAGGTGGTGTTGAATCCAATGTAAACCAAGGAGATTTAACTACAATTCGTAAGATAGAGTTTGAAGAGGATTTACTTTCAGTATCTAATTTAGCTTTATACTCTACAATGAAACAATCGGTTGCAGTAGAGAATTTAGAAGCGGCAGTTGGTGGTAGAGGTTCTGAATCAATTGAAGAAATCAGACAAAATGCATTAGCTATGTTTGGTTCTCAAAATAGAGCAGTAACTAAACAAGATTATGTAGTTAGAGCAGTATCGATGCCAGAAAGATATGGTAGTGTTGCTAAAGTATATGTTTCGCAGGATGGTGAAATAGATAATAACTCACCTTCATCTATTCTTGCTAATCCAAATACATTAGCTGAGTTTACAAACTTAGTAGATAGTTTAAAAAATAGTAGTAAGGTTGATATACAAAAAGAGTTAGTTAAGTTTTTAGCAAATAAAAAGACCTCTTTAAATGAAGTAAACAATCCATTTGCAATCAATATGTATGTATTGGGATACGATGGTAATAAAAAATTAACTACATTAAATCAAGCGGTAAAACAAAATCTAAAAACCTATTTAGGTGAATATAGAATGATGACTGACGCCGTTAACATAATAGATGGTTTTATAGTTAACATTGGTGTAGATTTTGAAATAATATGTTATTCAAACTATAACAAAAGAGAAGTACTTACAAATTGTTTAACACAATTACAATCATATTTCGAAATAGACAATTGGACATTTAACAAACCAATAAACATTTCAGAAATAGAATTGATATTAGCAAATGTAGAAGGTGTAATGAGTGTACCATCTGTAAAGATTGGTAACTTATGTAGAGCAGATGGTTCGTATTCGGCTAATGATTACAATATAGAAGAAGCTACAAAGGGAAAGATAGTTTATCCATCTTTAGACCCTTGTATTTTCGAAGTAAAATATCCTAACAAAGACATAAAAGGGAGGGCTTTATAATGCATAAATTTTTTACATCATCATACGATGCTAGTATCTACTTACAACAACCAAATCAAAACTCTGGTAGAGATGAGATATTGGAAGTTGGTAAACTCTATTATGGAGCTACCAAAGATATTAACAGAACATTAATTAAATTCGATACAACTCACATTTCGCAATCAATAGCAAGTGGTGATATTAGTGGTAGTTGGAAAGCATATTTAGTGCTACATTCGGCAAAATCCGAAGAAATTCCATTAGAATATACAATATATGCTAATGCAGTTTCTCAAAGTTGGCAAATGGGTATAGGTACTAAGTTCGATAATATAACAACCGAAGGGGTTAGTTGGTATTATAGAGATGGCCAAACTGATTGGATGGAAGGTGTTGCAGGATATTACAATTCCTATGTTTCAGGTTCAGATACAGGTTCTATATCCAATGGTGGTGGTGGAACTTGGTATACTTCATCTATGGCATCTCAATCATTTTCGTATCAATCGGATGATGTAAGAATGGATGTTACAAATATAGTAACACTTTGGAATAGCGGCTCAGTACCAAATAATGGATTTGTAGTTAGGCATAGTTTAGCAGCTGAAAATGATACAAACGATTATGGTGTATTAAGATTTTTCTCAAAAGAAACACATACTATATATGAACCAAAATTAGAAGTAGTTTGGGATGGTGTAACATTTGTAACCGGTTCATTAACTCCGATACCGGAAGAGAATTTTAAGATAACATTTACAAACCTTAAATCAAAGTATCAAAAAGATAGTAAGGCAAAGGTTAGAGTTAAGGGTAGAGAATTATATCCATTAAGAACATTTTCTGGAACATTTGATTATGATAATACAAGCTATTTACCTACAACATCATATTATCAATTAGAAGATTATGTAACAGGTGAAGTTATATTTCCATTTGGAACATATACTAAATTACAATGTGATTCTAATGGTAATTATTTCATTATGGATTTAAATGCATTACCAATTAATAGAGTATATTTACTTAAAATAAAAATAACTCAAAGTGGTATAGATTATATCATAGATGATAAAACAACATTTGAAATAGTTTAAGATGGCAACAAGCTTAGAAGCAATAGCTCAAAAATTACAAGAAGAAAGACAGAATAAATTAGAATCAATTCTTAGTATATCTGGCTCTCAAGCTATTGCTAAAAATGATTACGGAATAACTGTTGTTGAAGAATCAAATGTAGCATCATCATTAGTTTTCAAAGAATTAAACAAAAACAAATACGATACTACTGAATTATTAAAAGCAGTGGATGTTGTGGTTAAGGAATTAATGCCTGATATACCAACAGCTAATTTGGATTTAGTTCCAAAACCATTGTATGATGAAAAGGTTGTTGAAAATGAAGATTTAAGAAAGCAGGTAAGAGATTTAACCGCAACCATAGTTGATTTAAATGCAAGAATAACTGATTTAGAAGGACAAGTTCAAACTGAAATTAATAGTAGATTAACTATTGAACAAACAAATGATGCATTAGTAAATCAATTACAAACATTAACTCAAACGATTGATGAGTTTGCTTTACAAATACAAACAGCAGTTCAGAAATCGGTAGATGAATCAATTTTAAGAACTTCATTACAAGCACAAAATACAGGATTTAAAGCACAAATTGAAGCATTAATTAAACAAATAGATTCGTTGAACTCTATAATTGAAGGATTACAATCTCAATTAGGAGCAGTACAAAATCAACAAGCGATTGTACAAGGTACACAAGCACAAGCACAAGCGGCAGGTGCGGATGTTGTAAACGAAGTTGCAATTGTTAAGATTAAAACCAAAGCAGATGCAAATCAACCTGCTATATATGGTAAAATAAATGCAAAGGG